GCAGTAATAACCATATCTCCATCAGCAACTAAATTTAAAACACCATCAGAAGATTGACGTATATAAGTACCACTATCACCAAATTGAAGTTGTGTTGTGCCAGCAAGCAAGACCTTTGCGTCATCCACTGTAACAGTTTCAGTATTATGGCCTTTTAAAATTATGTCTGACCCACTGCTAGCACGTAGAATAAGATTGCCTACTCCTACATCTTCGATATACGAATGGTTGTTATCGTGATAAATATGCAAATCACCATCAAAATTAAGCTTTACATTTTCTTCAAAAGTAAGTCTTTCATTGCTGGAATCCCAAGTTATTTTATCAAAGCCATTTAGTTGTAATATAAAATTATCATTAATTGTTGTAGTATCTGTAAAAGTAGTAGCTCCTTGAATAGAAATTGTACCACTTGAATTAATATCAATATTTACACCATTTATTTCTATTTCATTGTCTGAAACAAGATCAAGAACACCATCAGCCGACTGATGAATATATGTGCCGCTATCACCAAATTGAATTTTATTAGTACTTGTTGTATTTATTGTACCAGCAAAGGTAGCATTTGCTCCACTAAAAGTAAGAGCTGTTACAGGTGCGCCACCGCCACCAGAAGAACCAGAGCTTATAACTAATTCACCATTACCATCCTGATTTAATCTTCCAAAATATGTATCATCATTAAATAAATTAATTACACCAGTATTTGTTGTTAATTTAATATTTGAACTTGCATCAATATCTAACTCACCAGATGTATTTTTCAAACCAGTTTGTCTAAAACTTGTGTTTCCTATAAAAAATATTCCACCACCACTTGTTGTATAAGCTGATGCAGTAACTGTATTAGTAAATGTAGGTGAATCACTTGTTAATTGAGTTGCAACAGTATTAACATTTGCAATATTGTTTCCCACACTAGTTACATTTGCTTTAATACCTTCAACAGAACTTAAATCAGAAACAAAATCACTTGTTGCTAATTGATTAAGATCACTAACAATATCAGTTGTTGCTAATATATTTAAATCTTCTACGATTGCAGATGTAGCAAGTGTGTTTAAATCAGATACAAAATCACTTGTAATTAAAGAAGCTACTCCAGCAACACTAGATACAGCAGAAGATATACCAGCTACTGTTGTTACATTACTGCTTATTCCAGCTACTGTTGTTACATTACTTGCTATACCAGCAACTGTATTAATATTTGTTGTAATATCAGCAAGTGAGTTTACATTTGCAATAGTTGGTCCAGCTTCAGCTGCACCAGTAGTTGCATTAAAACCCAGTACAGTACCTTTTCTACTTGCCTTTAATGGCAATACCATTGAAGCAGCATCATCATTATCGTTTAATCTTACTGATCTATCAATACGATCTTGCAAGTCATCAAACAAAGCTATGTTTCTATCAAGCTCTGTATTCAATGTAGCTATTGGAAAAGCACCAGATGTTGGAAAATCTGTTGATCTTTTAAAATCTATGTCCCTAAATATAATAACAGTACCAGATGATACTGCATTTCCAGATGTCATAGTAACTGTACCAGTGGCACCATTTCCACCAGATACTGTATAATGTGTAGTAAGTGTTTTTGTTGTACCACCAACAACTACAACTAAATCTGCATCATCAAAAAACTCAAAAGGTACAGCAAATGACGTTGTTGATGTACTTACCGTATATGATATTCGTGGTGCATTATCTGTTAAATCTATAGTCATGGCAAAATCATACCCTTTCTAAAAAAATTATCAATCAATTTTCGCATCAAGTGCATTTGTTATCTCATTTACTGAATCTTTCCACCAGTAAACTCGCATAAAAGGCAATGATCGAATTAAGTCTTTTGCTCCAGCACCAGTATCTCCAACTAACATTTCTTTTAAAGCTTGTGCATATGTAAAACCAATAGAAGGTGCGGCACCAGTTATACCTACAACTGCTTCAGAAGCTGTATCTTTATATTTTGGACCAATTATACCTAATCCTATATCTGGTCCATTAAAAGCATTTATAGTATGCATAGAAGTATAATAAATATCAGAGTATAAAGCAGCTAATCCAGATTGATCAAATGACCTGGCAAATCTATCTGTGTAACTCATTTTATCCCAAGCCCAATCTGGTGTTTTTATTTTTAATGACATATAAGCAAGTATCATAGCCATTGCAGCTGCAGCAGCTCTATTTTTTGCAGTTCCATTTGCATATGCAAGTGTAATTTTATTAACAGCTGCAAAAGCATATGAGTAAAATTGTAATGGCATAGCTAAAATACCACTTTCTATTCTTGTATATCCTTTTACTTGTGCATCTTCTACTGGATTTTTAAATCCAGCTCTACGCATAGTTTCTAATCTTACATAAACTACACCATCCATTAATATTGGCTTATCTGCTGGTGTTCCCATAAGTATTGTATTCATTACACCACCATTTAATGCACGACGAAATGCAACAGTAGCTTCTTGGTCTTTCCATTTTTCTGTATTACCAACATACAAATCTCTATTACTTTTTTGAAATGGTTGTTTAGATATTTTTATAGCAAGTTCATCTGTAATCCCAGCTTGTGCCATAAATTGTGCATCTTGATCTGATATTTTTTGTTTTTTTGATATTTTAACAGATAAATCTATAATTTTATGACTACGTGCAATAGAATCCCAAAACTTAAATGTATTAGTTATTGGACCAAGCCCATTCAAAACATAAAAAACATCACGTGCTTTGTCCCATATGCCATTTCTAAGAGGATTACCAACTTCTTCTGATATTTGACGCATATGCAAAGAACCAAGAACTGTATCGTTAGCTTCACCAGAAAGATCAACATCTTTTCTTGATATATTTTTTAAATTACTATCAATCGTATCAAACATACTTTTAAAAAACACTTTTGTTTCATGTTCCATAAGTATTTTTGATGGCTCTGATAATGCAGCTAAACCAGCAGAACCTAAAAAATTAGTTTCTGCAGCTCTTCTTAATATTAATGCAATTCTATTATCTAAACGATCTGGATTTTTAATAATTGTTCCAACAATTCTATCATAAAGATGTTTAAAATTCATTACATCTTCTTGTATTGATTCTAAACTTTGTCCAACTCTTTCACCATGTCTTTCTATTTCAAATAAAACTTCATCAATATCTTTTAAATCAAACTTCTTTTTAAATTCATACATTGGTGCAGTTCTTTGAACGTAAGCAAACATAACTTTAGCTACATCAGTTTCAATAAATTCAGCTACAAGTTCGTTAGGAATATCTAATTTTCTATGTCTTAAATGTTTTGATCTACCAGTACCAAAATAAGTATTATCTGGATTTGCAAAATCGTTTTCACCCAAAATAGAATCAATTATATTTTCAACACGTGCATCTAATTCTACATCTTCTATTGATAATTCTTTTTGATTCCATCTTGTTTGTTCTAAACCAGTAAATTCATCAACTGTTGTTTCTTCTGTCCATACTCTAGCATTAGGAAAATCTAAAGAACCATCTTCTTTTATATTAGGCTCTTGAATCCATTTTTTTAAAACACCAGCTAATTTTGCTCTATTTGCACGTATATAATCTTTATTCCAATACCTAGGAAAAAATACTTCATCTATAACTTCACCTTTTATATTACGAATTTTATTTTGTGCAGCATTAACACCAGCTTCATTTTCTGCAAGTTTTTGTTTGTAATAACTATTTGCCCTAATTTTACTTACAAATGCACCACGTAATTTATTTCCTAGTAATGGTAATAAGTTTTCAAAATATGTTTCAAAGTTTTCTGGTTGAAGCTTTCTTAGATCAATCGTATCTCTTCTTTTTTTATCATATGCTTTTCTTAATTTATCACGTAACTGTAAAATACTATCTGTATTTTTAAATGGAATTTTATTTTTTCTAAGTGCATCTTGAATTATAATTGCTGGCATACGAACAATATCTTCTCTGTCCATACCAATAAATTCCATAGCTTCATCAGAAAGATTATATTTTTTTATAATTTTATTTAATAAATTTAATTCTTCTTTAAATGCTTTTTTACTTGTAATACTATTTATATAAGTTTGATCTTTTGCAGCATCTGATTCTAAAAATTCTAAAATATTATCTCTTAATGCTAGTTGTCTTTCTGTTAAACCTCTAGTTTCATATTGTTCTTCAAGTGAATCTAATATTTCTTTTTTCTTTTTTATATTAGAAGATGCATAATCAGCTGTCTTTGAAACAGATACAGCTATTTTATTTAATAATTCATCAATATCATTTTGATTTCTTTTTATTTTATCTTTAAATTGTGCAACTCTTAATTTCATTTCATGTAAATTACCAAGAATACCAACTTCTTGTAACATCCCATCCCATTCTTCAAAAAACTTTCGTACTAATTCGACTGCTTTTGATTCTTCTGGTGTTAAATCTTTAGATTTACTTATATATTTATTACCAATTCTATCTAGAAATTCTTCAAAAACTTCTTCTCTATTACCAAAAGGCATTAGGTTTTTTACTTTTCTTGCTGCATTAGTTGCATTATAACCAAGTGCAAAATTTCCAGAACCTTTAACCCATAAATCTGATAGCTTCTTATATAAAGCAACAACTTTACCTTGATGTATTTTAGCATCTAAAAATACACTACCAGTATCATTTTCATTTCCAAATTTAATTGCTGTTTTTCTAGTATGAGTTTCAAGCAATAAACCTTGATCCATAGCTAATTTTAATCCGTATAATTTTATTATCCTATTGCTTGATTTATTTAACATAGCTTTTAATGGACCAAAGTTAGTTATTTTAGCTAATGCTTTTCCACCTATCTTTGGTGTTACTAATGTTAAATCTTCACCTTTTTCAAAAGAAACTCTTTTTATATAATCGGCTTTTATTACATAATCTAATTCTTGTTCTAATGGATACATTTGTCTTTCATAATAATTTTCTGGTGATTCATCTCCATTTCGTAATAAAGCACTTTCTTTATCAATAACTTCATCTACTGCTTGTTTTTTTAAAGTTACAATTTCTTTATCAATTCCTCTTAAACGATTGATTTCATTAGTAAATTTACCACTACGATTAGAAATATCTATAGATTCTTCTAAATCTTTTTTAGTAGTAGATAATTCTTTTAATCTTGTTTTTATATTTTTTGGAATATCTCTAGGTCTTAATCTATCAAAAGCTGTTATTCTTGCTACCTCAGTTATTCTTTTTAAATATCCTTCTGCGTTTTCTTGTTGTTTTACAAGTTTTTCAATATCTTTTTCTAATACTTTTTTTCTTTGCCTTAACCAGTTTAAAGATTGATTCTTAATTTTTGGTGGTAATATATTATAACTCATTATCTGGTCATATTCTTTAGTAACCATATTTAAATTTTTAGAATCAACTGGACTACTACCTCTAAATCTATCAGAAGTTTCTTTTATATTTGTTACAAGTTGATTTTCAGCTACTGCTCTTTTTGACATTGGTATTGATATTAAGCCACCAAGAACACCACCAGCTACACCAGCACCAAAAATGTTAAAAGCAACTTCTGTTGGTGTAGACAATGGATCAAATGGATGTCTTAATGCTTCTGCACCAGCTTGTAATGTTGCAGTTCCAAGACCAACTCTTAATGCAGATCGACCAATTCCAAAAGCTGGACCACCAAAAGGCAATGCTACAAAATTTATAGGATCAAAAAACCCAGCTGCAAACTGACTTACTAAAGAAGAATCCATTAATATTCTTCTTCGTTCAAATGAATCTTGTATATTTTTTGTAATTTTATTGTAATGATATTCGTTATTTGCTTTATTTAATGTATCACTAAAATCTTTATATTGGTTATAATTAGGCATTTGTGTTGGATCAAATGATTCATCTACTAATTGAGCCTTTTCATCAAAGAATAATTTTGCTCTTTCATAAAAAGGATCATAGGCATAAGCAAACTGTGCTTGCAATGTTTGACCAAATGTTGGTCCCTTTCTATAACTTTTTGTTGCCCTATCATAATATTGATAATCATCAAAACCAGGTTCTACTCTTTGTCGATAATCATAGGGATTTCTTAATAGTTCATTCATATTACTATTTTATTCCTATACCAGTTTCACCTGTATAATTTTCAATAAAAGATTTATATTTTTCTTTTGCACCAAAATTTGCTGGGATTATTTGTGCATGAGTTATTGAACCAGTTTCTTTATTTATATTTGGATCACCATTTGAATCTACTGTCGGTATAAAATATGGCTCACTACCTACAAAATCTTGTACCATTACTCTCCATTCAAAAGATGCACCATCAATATTAATAGGAGTAAGTTGCATTATTGGTCCAAAATAATCCTCCCTATCTTCCAAACCAACTAAATCTAATATATTTCTACCATAAGCTTGAAACCTATTTATTGCACCATCAACAGTTATTAAACCACCAAGTAAATCTAAAGGTGTATTTAAATAAGTTCTTATTCCATCTACAATTATTCTTTGTGTAAAAGATTTACCTAGTTCTTTTTCTTTTGCATTATCAATATCAAAAGTTGGTATTTTACCATCATGATATTTATTAAAGTATTTAATATATGGTTCTGTTTGAAAAACTTCTTCAATACGACCAAGTGCTTTTACTGCTGCTTGTCTAGTTCCATAAGCCTTAATAGGTGAATATTTACTATTTAAATTTATTTTTTGCAAAGAAGGATCATATATAACACCTAAATTAGATGGATATTCTTTTGCTAAATATTTATCTAATACTGGTATTACAGCTTCAAATGTTTCAACTGGTTGTCCTTCTCTTACCATAAAAGCTCTTGCTCTTGCAGACATTACTTTTGTTAATCTTTCGATATTCGTAGGACTATAGTTATCTATTAAATACTCACGTACTTTTTCATTTAATGCATCATTAACAGCTTTTGGATTATCTCTTACATCTATATTTAATTTACGTGCTAAAATATTACTTGCTTCTGCATTAACAAGAGATTGATTATAATTTACAAAAACATCATCATATGTTTCTCTATCACCATAAACCTCTTTAAAAATATGAAGAGCTTCTAAAGTTGCATAAGTGTCATCATCAATACCATCACCTTCATTAGAAAATCTAGTAATTAAATTACCATCAGCATCAACTTTATCACGCATTAATGTATATATTTCAGTTGCATTTTTTAATTGTTTACCAGAAAGCTGACCATTAGCTAAATCTTGAAATATATCTATAAAAGTTTGATCTGGTGGTCTTTGAAAAAGATTCATAGATGCTATTTCATTATCTACAAATCCTTGTACTGCTAACCCTTCATCACTTAAAATATAATTATATAAATCATTTTCATTTTTTATGCCTAAATCTTTAAGACGGATTATATTTAATTTTTGAATAAGTTCTGAATTTCTTTTTGTAATTGGAATACTTGTTCCTCTAGTAAGAGCATTGTTCATACCTATTAGTTCTTCATCTAACTGTTTTGCAGTTCTTTGTTTTTGCAACATACTTCTATATGGAACAGTATTATTATATATCATTGTATATAAATCTCTGTTAGATTCATTCAAAGCATTACGATCAAGAATATTATTATCTCTAACAGTATCAAAATTTAAGGTTAATCTACTTAATTCAAAAATTGAATCTTTAATTTTATTTTCTGAAAAACCTCTTTCTTTTAAAAAATTAATAAATCTAACAGTATTTTTAGAATGATCTTTTTTATTATTTTGAGTTTGATATGGTCCATTACGTGTTACATACATTAAAGATTCTTTAAATACTTCTGAAGTAACTTGAAAATCACCTGTTAAACTTTCTACATATAAAGGAGAAAAAGCTTGCTCAAATTTTGAAGAAAATATATTTCTAAAAAATTCATTTTTTTCTGAATCTACAAATGTATTTGTAATAGTTTCGAAGCCTTCAAAAAATTGATTTATTTTTTCAGGTGTTAAATCATTACTAATTGCCTTTTCAAATTCTTTACTATTTAAAATTTTATTTGTGTGGTCAATTAAATTTTTAGATACTTGTCTTTCTTCTTCTATTTGAATAAAAGTATTATCAAAAACAAGACCTATATCTCTTTTTGCATTTCCTAAAATATCTTTAGATATTTCTCCAAGTTTCAAAAATTCTTTTCCAGAAAGTCCTTTTGTAATATTTTTTATATAATTTACATATGGTTTTAATACTGGATATTCATTTAAGTCATTTAAAATAAATGTACTTGATAATGGATCACTTAATACAAATGGTATTTTTTCTCTATATTCACGAAAACCAGTAAAAGATAAATTACCATCTCGTACTTGTTTTATAAGATTATCAAAAATATCTCTATTATATATTTGATTTGTAATTTGAATTGGTATTGAAGAAATCTTTGCATTTTCAATTATATTTGCAGAATTTTTTTCTGATATTATATTTTGACTTCTATCTCTTTTTGCATCTTGAATAACTTGATCTGTTAATTCTTTAGCTTTTTCATCTTGACCACTTGCATATAATGTTTGGATAGTAATTAGTTTTTCATTATATGACTCTATTGTATCTTCTGCTAACTTTTGTCTTGCTTGTGCAGCTACTTGTCTTTCTATTGATTTTGCAGTTTGTGCTAAATAGTCTGCACCATTAGTATCTATAAATTGTTTAGCCCAACCTTTAGCATTTTCAGACATTGCTGAAAGTCTTGAGTTCAATCTAGTTGTAAATGCTTGTAATCTATTTGGGCTGTTTAATGTTTGTGTATTAGCATCAGAAGCAGCAATTTTTATTTCTTTTAATATTTCATCTTGAAATCTATCTTTAATTATTTCGTTATAAACTTGATTATCAATTTGAAAATTATCTTTTCTATATGCAATAGGTAATCCAGTATTAGGATCAATACCAGTTATCTGTGATGTTTCAACAGATTCTGCTTCTTCAACACCCCTTTTTTTTGCTTGCTCTAATGCTAAAGGTTCTATTGTTTTTACTATTTGTGCTGCATTATTTGCTATAGAACGATTAAGTATTTCACCACTTTTATCTGCATTAGCAACACCAATTCTACCAATACTAAATCTATTTTGTTCTTTAACTGCCATTATGCAAGCCTTCGATAATTATAATATCCAGTGCCAAGTGTTGTTGCTGCACCAAGTAAACCAGCTTGAAACAATGCTCTTCCTTCTGCACGTGCAACCTCTTGTCTTTGTTTACTTACTCTATCAGCCATAAATGCAGATAACTGTATTCCACCAATATCTTCACTAACTATATTTTCGTTTTCTTCGAGGAACGCATCAAAAGACTGGTCGTATCTTCCTTTATAAGCTTGATCTGCAAGATTGCTTGCAAGTAAAATACTTGCTTGTTTTCTTCTTCTATTTTCATTTTGCAATGCAATCAATCTATCTTGTTCTGCTTGTAACTCTAAATTATAAGCTTCTTGGTTTTTTGCTTGTCTTTGTGCAATACCAGCTTGGTATTGACCATATGCATTTATTCCGGCAAACAATAAACCTATAGCTGGAACGATTGGTATTGCCATTATATTTGTACCTCCGCAATAACACTATTTATTTGTATAGATAGTGGTGCTCTTTGTGTAATTGTTAATTGTGGATCACGACTATATCCTAATAATCTTATTTCTTTTTTACCAGTAATAGCTGTTCTTGCTAATGAAAAGTCATCTGTAACATTCAATATCTCAAGTGGTTTATTATTAACAGAAACAGAAAGAGTATTATTTAAATCTAGTATTACTCTACCTAAACCTCTTAACATACCTGTAGATGGACCATTTGCAGTTTGTATATCTAGTGGATTACTTTTTAATTGTATATCAAAAACAAATCCTATTTCTGCTACTTGCAATGTATTATCAACACCAGAAACATCTACTTGTCCACCTGATACTGGAAACTCACCGAGATAATGTGTACCAGAAACAACACCTACTTTTGCACCATTATCAAATTGACTGCTAACAGTAAAAACACCAGAGCTACCATTTGTATAAGATAAAGAATGATCCATATTAAGATCATCTTTAAACTCCATCAAACAAAGTTTTTTAGTTCCAGCACCTTTATCGTATTTGCCAATGACAAATACTCTTTCATCAATCGTGCAAACAGAATGAAACAATCCAGATGTAACTGTATCAGTTCCTTTCTTTCCTTGTGTTGTAAACTGTGTCCAACCAGCACGTTTTTCTGATCTATTAGAATTAAATACAGCCATAGTTCCATCACTATTTACCATAAAGATATAAGATTCTGGTCTTTCTATTGCAGCTTGCAATGATGTCATTTGTACTGGTGTAATAATTAAATGAGAAGATATAAGTGATACTGCATTTGCAACATATGCAGATTCTGTATCAGAAAAGATAAACTCTCGAACAACAGTTCCTGATCTCTGAACATATAAAGTGGCACCATCAAAAACAAATGGTTTTACATCTGCTACACCATAAGGAGTTTGTCTACGAACCATTGCATTTTGTGGGGTAACTGGTGTATTTTCAAATGCTGGTACAATAAACTCTGATGTTACTGTAAACACTTGTAGATCACGATTTGATACTAAATGTTTTATTTGATCTAATTCACCAACACTAGATGATAATTGTATTGATTCATTATCTAATGCAGTTCCAATATTAAAATTAAAAAACTCACCAGATTGAGAAGCCCAAATACCGTCTGGTTGTGCTAATGTACCACCAAACCATAATCGACCTTCGTGAAAACAAATGGCTGCTGGAAACCCACGAATAGCAGAATATGATTGTTCTTCCCAATCTGTTGTAGGTGCAGTCGTTGTCAAACGAGGCGCACCTCCACCATCAACAGAAGCATTAGCACTTGCACCAGCAGTTACTGTAAAGGTATTATCATCAATAACTGATGTTACACTTCTTGCTCCATTTAAATTGCTATTGGATATTCCAGCTACTGTATCTGTTTCAGATATTGTAACACTATCACCCACAGAAAGATTATGAAGTGGCATTGTTATTTCTATTGTTGTACTATCTTTTATTGTTCTTATTGCATTAATATCAAGTTTTGCAAAAAGACTATCAGCTATATTACCAGTTGCATGAGAACCAGAAGTAACAGCAGTTATATCTATTTCTCTTTTTCTATATCTTAGTGTAAGTCCAACATGCAAAGAATTACCATATCCACCACCATTTGTTGATCCATCATCAAAATAAGTAACTGCTCTAAAATTAGTTGTATCTGAGTTTGGTGCTGTATTTGATGGATTAATATCTGCAATCACTTCATAAACTTGATTACTATGTGTTACATGATCTCCTATTTCATATCCAGTTCCACTATTCCAAGCTCCTCTATCTGTCCCTGGTGGTTTTACAATTAAAGTAATTCCATTACCAAATGTTGCACTTGGAGTAAGAGTAAAACCAGCTTGATGAAAATGATAATAAGGTTGATAGGTTTCTTTTGCATCACCTTTTAAATCAAATGTAAACGGTGATATTTGAAAAGTAAGTAAAGATGTTCTAACAATCTTCAATGTATTAAATGCATTATGTGCAAGAAAAAGAACATCACCAGATTGTGCGTAAGTAATTTGTTTTAATCTTGCTTCTGTTATTCTTGTATTTAAAGATGCACCAGTAGTATCAGAAGTAAGAGTAGTTGATGTTAGATTTGTAACTGCACCAGCAGAAACATTTCCAGATGAATCAAAGTTCAAAATAAATATTTCTATCTTGCCAGCAGATAAAGCAATAATATATCTTTCATCATCACTAAATATAAATGGTATAAGTCTTACTTGTTGCTCTACATTATCATCTACTGTTGTTCCAAAGTTATGTAAAAACTTTGTACCCATTCTTTTAATAACACCACCCTCAGCACGTATAAGAAAGTTTGTTAATTTTTGTGCTGAGTTGTTATAAACTTGTGTATCAGTCCTTGCAATCAAAGATGGGCTAATTTCCCCAAATTGAAAATTAGTAAAAGGTATTCTAACAACTTGCATTAGCTTCTTCTCGCAGTTAAGAACCTACTTGTTTCAAGTTTACGTGTAGTTTGTTGTTGTGAATCTAATGATCTTGCTTTTGCCATTGCAGATTCAGCACGTTCTGTCATCAAACCAGCTAAACTTGCATCTCTTGCTATAGATGTTGCGAAGATTATAGCTAAAGAAAACTCAACAGCTAACGTAAAATAAGAGGGAAAATCAACTTCACTTGCTCTAAAGCTATAATCTACTATTACTGTATCTGTTTCTGTAGTATCTGCAAATAGTTTATCTCCATAAACTTGATACTCAATTAAATTACCATTGACTGTTGCACCATGAAGCATAATCATATCTGAAGGTAATTGATAAGCATAATCATACCTTCCTGTTGGTGCATCTGTAAGTCTATTAACTATCTTTTGATTTGTTGCAAATCGCCATCTTGAATTAACTAAAGCTGCTTGAACAACATCTTCATACATATTTACAGCTACTGTAGCTTCTGTTGTTCCATCATCAAAAGATGATATAGGCTCTGCACCAATTAGTATTAATGCCCTACTGCATATATCTAATGGTGTATCTGCTGTGCTACTTGTTAGAGCCATATATAGTTATGGGGGAGCATAACTCCCCCATCTCCTTTTTTAGTCACCATCTGTTTCTGCTATAGCTGTACCATCTGATACGTCTACAACTGAACCAGTATTTGATAGAACAGTAACATGATGAGTTGTTGGTGTGTTAGTATCTTTTACAATAATAACATCACGAACTTTAAGCATATTAGCTGAACTATTAAAATAACCAGCACTATTTACTGTAGCTATTGTATCTGTAGTTGTGTAAACCCAAGTGTTTCCATTTGAATCTCCACCCATTCTACAAAGTCCACTTGCTGAATAAGCCATTAATTAACCTCCTATTAATTATTATCTAAGACTTCATAAACACCATTGTCATCAATAACAACAGCACCCATTGACATCATAGAGTTAGTTAAATGTGCAGCCCTTTCAGCAATATAATTTACTTCAGTTGAAACATCTGCACCAATACCAAGTCCTACTGCAGAAGTATGATAAGCCATATTCTTACCAGCAGTTATTGCTGATGTAGAAAAAACATTAAAACCTAGAAAGTTTTTCATTGTCATTCCACCAGCATAAGGTAAATTCTGTTCACCAACAAAATCTGAACTTGCAAACTCAGTAATTAAAAATAAATCTGCAAAACCTTTTGGATGCATAGCTAAATATCTTCCACCATCTTCTGGAATATTAGCAGTACCCATAGTTTCAAATAATGATAGTAAATCAGCTTTTTCAACAGCACTACTTGTGTCATGAATCTGTGTACTATTAGCACCAGAATCCATAGCAGTATAAAGTATTTCATCTGTCTTTCGACCAAGAGCAGCAGCTGCACTTTTTGCAACAGCTTGTCTTTCGTCTATGTTTATTTTTAACTCATCAAGCTTATCGATATACTCTGGAGCATAAAAATCTTCCATAGTAGCTTCAACATTTGTATGAGCTAGTTCCATTGGAGTTACTAAACCATTTCTTGATTTTGTGTTAGCACTTCCAGTTCCTATTTTCTGAAAGCGAACAACACTTCCAGCAACATTGCCTACAGTTCTAACTGTGTTTCTTAGCTTTGATCCCATTCTTTGATATGCCAAGTGAACGTCAGATTCAAACTGTTTGATAAAGGCTTGATCTATTGTATTAGCCATTACGACCTCGTTTGTTAAAGTTTCACCAACGTCATTGATTATCTGCTTTAACTACGTCAATGCAATTATCCATACAGGGTTGCTAGTGCATTGCAGGTCTTGACAATTTCTATATAAACTAAATTTTTAAATGATTGCAACGAAAAAATTTATAAAATAAACTATTTTCAATAGCATACTTTTTATCTTCTAGTTCAAAACCACACCATTTTAACCAATTTATTGTATCTAAATGATGTTTTGGAACATAATTATATATCTTTTTATAGTCACCTTGTAATAATTTTATCACACCATGACAACCTTTTAGGAATGATATTCTATATTTATCAATACCATGTGTACCAAGCATCCAAACAACACCACAATTTTCTTCAAATCTTGAATCACAAACACCCAACATAGCAATAGGTATACTTTCAACTGTTATTGTATAGGTTATAGCTTCTTTATCATATATTGCAGATTGAAATACTTCTCTTGGATCAATTTTATGAAGCCTACATTCTTCAATATCATTTTCTCTCAAGTATGGATAGATTAAGTCTATATCATTAGAACAAGCAAATCTTAATCTAAGTTTTCCAGAAGAACTAAGTTCCATTGGGATACAATCTTCTGTATCCTTCATCTACCATTTTGACAAAATCTGCATCCCTTGCAACTGGATCATGATATCTTGGGTCTTTTTGAAGCTCTCTTAATGATTCCATTGTAATCTTATTTGCTGGCTCTGACTGAACATTTGGTCTATCTTTCATTTGTTCCATAAAATGTTCGAGAACCATTATACCATCAGCAGTTTCTGTAATTGTTTCTATTGATTGTCTTAATGTATCTGGAAAGAATTTGTTAGACCAAAGCTCTACTGCTTGTACTCTTTCTTCTCCATTATCTCCAAGTCTTTTCATTTCAGTTTCTGGATCAGGTATATTAGCATTAATACGTTCAATATATTTTTCTATACCAGTGCTAAATTCTTCTTGTGATGAACCGTTTTCAAAAGAATAATCAGCCCACCACTTTAACAATGGATCGTCTGCAGACATAGATTGGTCTATATTTTCTGGCAAAACATAATCACCAACCTTTTCTGGTCTATCTTTATAGGCTTCTACTTGTAGTTCTTCTTCCCATTGTTTCTTTAAATCTTCTTCTTTTTGACCAATCTTTTTTTCAAGATTACTATATGCTTCAGCTAAATCTTTTTCTGATTTAAATTTTTCTGGCAACCATTCTGGTCTGTCAGTTATGTCAGTTGTGTCAGCACTTTCTTGTGCTTGAGTATAAGATTCTAAGGTTGTTTCACGTGAAACATCTTCAGTTGTTTGATTTTCTTCAGCCATTTGTTTTTATCCTCTTTGAGTGTTTAATTCTGTTTTCAACGATTGCAACAATATATCTTTGACCTTCATGATGCAAAAGTTGGTTGGGTTCAATAATTGGTCCATTAACACTTTCAATAGTTATTGACCTTAGATAATTCAATACCTCTTTTCCAGCAGGGGTATCAAATACTGCACTTACATTTTTACTTATTATTTCATCTGATTCTTTTGTTCTTTGTATCCCATCAATACCAACATAACTATTGCGTTGCAACTTCTTCTCCTTGCTGTTGTGCTTGTTGCATCTGTGCTTGTTGCATCATTTGTGCTTGTTGCATAATCTGTGTTATCTGTTGTCTTTCATTAGCATCTCTTATTAAACTATCTGGTACACCATATTTTTTAGCAAGATAGGTTGCAACTTCTTCACCACTAACAAGTAAATTCATTATTTCTGGACCAAACCCTTGTTGAACAACTTGTAACCATTGTGTTGTAGAACTTATATCTTGTCTTGATTGTGCCTGACTTAATGGAGATGATGACCTTACTTTCACTTGTCTACCATTTACTGTTGGTATTTCTATTCTTCCTTGCTTTCTAAGAATATGAACTACTCTTTGTAAAACTGGTTGTACCATTTCTGATTGCAATCTACCAAATGCAGAACCAATTTGCCTTGATAAATCAGCCATACGTTCTGCTATCTCTGTTGCAGTAGCTGGAGTTTTATTTGGATCACCTAGCATTTCATTATACAAAGCTTTCTTAATATTCATTCTCATTTCTGAAAATATAAATTGACTTACATCAAAGTTGCCAGCAGCCCTTATTGGTTGCAAGCCAGCTGAGTTTGGTGCTTTTGGTATTACTGTACCAGGTACTAAATTAATTGTATCTGGATTAACTATACCATCATCATCTAGTTGATAGATACCAGATATAGCCATTTGTGCATTTTCTAACACAAGTTGCATTGTTAAGTTTGTAGTTTTTACAGCTGAAAGTGCATTCATTAATGGTCCTCGACCATAAACTTCACCACTACATTTAGACCAACGAAAACAAATATAAGGATTTGAACCAACACCATCAAAAGAATTACTTCTAATAAGTGTTTTACTTTCACAATCTACAACATAATCAAAATGTGCATCTTGATTTAATTTAGAATAATCCTTGCAAACAACTTCCAATATCTTTGTTTTTGCATCTGGAGTCTGTTGCATCTTATCCATTAACTGTTTAGAGAAATTACCATTAGGATACAGTAAAGGAATATGAGAATAACGAACATTTCTCTCTCGGTAAACATGATCTATTTTATCATCAGGACCAGTATCTAATACTACATGAGGTAAAGGTATTGCTGAAAACACAATCGGTTGTACTGCATCACCTTCAGTTACATGAAGAACACCAGTGCCTACTGCCAAATCCATGAATGACTCATGAACTTCCTGACCGAAGTTTGAGTTTTGTAATATTTCAAAAACATATTCTGTTACCTCATCTAAATCATTATTGACTGCTTCACGTTGATCTTTAGGTACTTCAGAGCCAGCAATGAAATCAGCCCATCTTGCAAAGTTTGGAACTAGACCTTGTTGTAATCTTGAAGCAAATTCTTGAACACCAACAACGGCTGTTTCATCAAATATCTTTTCATCTCTTCTTTGTCCTATTGCTTCTGTATAAAAAGATTCTCTTTGTGGCATAGAAAATTCATAACATTCTTCAAACAAAGGTACAAATTGATCCCTTACTGTTTTTGCTCTTTGATATTTATCCATCAATTCTTTAGCAATTTGGTCATCAGAAAGGTTATGAAAGTTAAATATCATTATACTCTACCCCCATAATAACCCATACCTGTACTTGTAAGAAGTGATCTTCTACCTCTAGCACGACCACGACCCATTAAACGTGTACGTTTTTTTCTTTGTGTTTGTGCTAAAGATTCGCCTTGACGAAGTCTTTCTGTTGTAAGGTCTGGTGCTTTTGGCTCTTCTGGTGCTTGAACATACTGAACAAGAGGAGTACCACGTCTTACTTGGCTTTCCGTTGCCTTTTCTTTGGCTCTGGCTTTTTCTGCTTCCTGACGTTCACGTTCGGCTTTTTGGGCTGCTTCCGCTTCCAAATCCCTCGTAGGAGCAGAGCTACCACCTCCAAATAAACACATATTAACCTCCTAATCTTTGCCATATACTTCTCTTCTTAAATGGTTTTCGTTTAAATATATCATAGTCCATTCTCGCATTAAACGAAGAAAGGGGTTTTTGTCCAGCCATAAGTTGCCTTCCTTCTCCAGCACCCAACATTAGGTACTGTAAAGCATCATGAATATGAGAATACATATTTTTTTCTGGTTTGTCATCATATCTTTCTCCTGACACTTGCATTCTCCTATAAGAATATCCTCCTTGAAACCCTTTTATCAGCATTGGACACCTTCTGTCTATCAAAAAAGATGGTTTACCATCTGACATTTTAGTTAACTGTGATGAAACTGACTCTAATCTAAGGTCTACACTATTCGAAGGTGCTGGAATAGCCCTCAGCCCAGCACCCCTTAATATCTGAAATGGAGTTGATTCATCTGTTTGCGCTCTAAAATCACCAGCTGGATCACCAATAATGTTTACATCAAGACCAGCAAAACGTGTTGCTATTTCTTGTCGTAACAATTCTGCAAATCGAACAATACCCATATCAATCGCAACAATCTCTGATTGTATTAACCAACGACCTCTAACTTTTTGACCAAAAACGGCAGCTGGAGTAAGACCAAAATCAATACCAATGTACAAAGGCACACCCATTGCAATAGGTATTTCTTCAGTTGCAATATGCGTTTCACTAACAAACTGTGGATATACAGGTTTTCCTTCCTGTATTGCACCCAATCTGTTCATTACATAAACATCTATCCAACTTTTAGTCTTACCACGAATCAGATTAGGATAATAAGTATCTAAAATATTGATACAGTTTTCTGCTTTTTTATTCATACTGTAATCTTTTACTTCACCACGATCATCAAGTGTTTCTTTCATTGCTGGTGGTTGTGTAAAAAATCCCCAGTTATCAGGTTTAATTAGCATCTTTGCTTGTTCTTTTGGAATGTGGTCTGGTATTGGAACCTCACCAGCCATAATCGCCCACCAATGATCTTCTTCTGGAGCATTGGTATCTGCAATCACACCAGACCAACTTGCACCACCCTCACGCATAGATGGATAACGACCAACACGCATAGTACACGCATCAATAATACTCTTGGGTATTTCTCTTGCTTCGTTAATCCAAACACCAGTAAGTTCCAAAGAAAGAAGTTTCTTTACATCTTCTGGTCTATCTAATGCTAGAAATATAATTTCCATATCCAAATCATTTTTTTGAACATGATGTGTATATGGTACTGACCAATGAAACTTTCCCCAAGTATCTTCTGGAAACCAGTCTAACCAAGTCTTAATAGTAGTTGTTCTTAATTGTGGATTTGTATTTCTAATTACAGCCCAACGAGATTTACGAACACCTTCTTTATTTTTCTTTTGTTCAAGACTTCTACGAAATACCTCAACACAACAAGCAACAGACTTACCAGAACCAACTGGACCTCTTATTCCTCTAAAAAAATTAGAGTCCTTCATAAAAGATTTTAGTATTTCACCATCTGGTTTGTAGTTAAAGCTAGGCACTATCTATCATCAATCTTATGGTCAATAGCCACTTTAAGTAGTTTTTCTACAGTTTCTGGACCAATGACTGCAATCAATTTATCAGCTTCGTAATCAGTCGCAAATTGCTTGGGAAAGTGTTTAAGATGTACTGTCTTTACCACGTTCCTCAACATTCTACGTTCTTTATCACTCAAGGTATGTAAAAAACTCATGTTCGATACTTCTTAACTTTCTGTGCAATCTTCTTTGGTTGCCTTACAAACTGCTTACCGGAACGATTACCTTTTGCTTTTGCACGATTGGTTGCTGCTTTCTCACTTGCACTTAATGCTTTCCAAGCTGCATCTGGTAAATACCTTTTCTTACCTTTTGATGGAGAACCATCAGAAGTTCTCCACTTCTGTTTACCCCAGTTAAGTAAAGATCGTTGAGGAGCTTTCACTTATATCCCCCACCTTTGGCTTTATACATTCTAGCCAACATCTGTGCTTTTCTTGCTGACCATTGACCAGGTCTGCCACCTTTACTACCAGCTTTGATTCTGTTGAATAAACTTTTTCTCATTGAAGGTTTGGTATAATTACCAGCTGCGTTTACTGCCATTTATACAATCCTCTCTTTTCCATTATTAATTTTAATCTTTTGTTTGTTTCTTCTTCCAAGAAATTAACCATCTCTTCATCTGACATCTCATCTGGACTTAAAAGTTCAGATTCTTCTTCCATACGTACTTTTTCTAACTCATCTTTTGTCATATTACAGTACGGAGGGTCTAAACTAATATCTACAATATCATGATCTGGATGATTAGGATCATCTAATTCATCACAAAGTTCCTTGATATTTAAAAATTTAATAGGCTTATATTTCACGCCTTATTCCTTTTACTGATTGCTCTTGCTTTGGCTCTAGCATCTGCCTTCGAACTTGCACCCCAAGCTCTCAAACTAAGAAGAAGTCTGGTAGGCTTTCCCTTAGAATCTCTTTCTGGACCACGCATATTACCCATCCTTGCTAAGAAAGATGCACGACGAGGATTATCACCACTCTTCACTGGTGGCTTGAGAGTACCCTTCTTGTAGCTTGCTCTGCCTTTAGCATTCAAACCACCTTTGGGGTTCTTACCCTCTTTTCTTTGCCAAGCTGGTGTTTTTGCCATAGCGACCTCCTAACTAACCATTAAATATTTTTTAGAGCTTTTCAAGCTAAAAATGTTTGTGAAGGATTACTTACCGTAACAGAGTCGCTATTTTCCCCCCTAGCCCCCCAGAGGGGGTACAGTAAGATTAAATTAATATGTAGACAGATAACCCAATAAATATAGTACGAGCTTGCGAGTTCCTTATGACTCGTTGGGGTGGCATTTGCGAAGCAAATCGAGTCTATGCTCGGCTGCTGAGGGAGGAACGAAGTGGGGCGAAGCCGAGCAACAATGTTTCAATCAAGAGATATGTTTACTTTGATATCCCCAGCAACAAGATGCTGGTGTTTATCAGGAGCTTTGAACCCTGCTCGATCCAGTATATCCTTGCTTGCTTCTAGCTGTACGTACTCACTCTTAGCATCTTGTGAAAGCTGGAGTAACCTATGACTAGCTTTCGTAGCGTTAAGTCCTATACTTTCCGATACCTGCAACATCAAGTAAGCTTGCACGTTTGGATTCTTGAGAGCCTTGCTAGCACTGACTCTACCACTTTCTCCCTTTGCATATCCAGCTACTTCACTAGCTTTCTTGATGCTGCATCCAGTTGCTACGAGTGTATCCACCAGCTTTCGTTGTTTTGCGGTGATCGTAGACTGATCTGCGAGGTTCTTGAGTGTGTTCATGAGTTGCATGAAACTCTATCTAATCGACCATGTCAATAGCGAAATGGGGATAGCTTCACCGAAACTGAATGACTGTGATAAAGAAGATGCAAAGCAACGTTTCACGTTGCAACGCATCTAGATCACAGCCATACTCTATGCTCTGATCGAAGATCAGAATAAACGAACGACCCCGTCGAGGGGTGTTCGTTTTGCATGGAAGCACCATGCAGTGCATTCATTCCCTTTTCGCTTACAATAGCGATTTCACTATGGTAACAGCAAAGCTGTTACCAGGTTATATTGAGCAAGGCATACATCATGCCTTGCACTATTATGAAATCGCTTTTGATTGACACGACTTTAGCAGAATATCATACTCATATTGCTTGCGTTCTTTCTCATTCTCATACGAATGCCTGACCAATTCAAAGCACAATTTGTGATGCCAATTCAACAACATCCATTTTCATTCTATCTTATTTGCACTCCTACGGAGTGCTATTTCTTTGTAAGAAAATGCATCTTGGCATGTCAAATTCTGCTTTGACCACAATCTGAGCATGATATTCTGATAGGCATTAATTAATAAGTATATTAGTTAGTATTAAATAGAAATCAAGTTAGTCATAAGGAGTTAAAGATGACAAATTTAGTAAACAAGTTAGTTAAAGTATTAGAAGAAACATTAGTATGTGATACTAAAGATGGTAAGATCAGTGTATCACACAAAGGACAACAGATCATATTCGATCAGTTATACAAGACTATCGAACGATCAATCTTAGGTGGTAAGTATTACAAAGGTGTTCATCACTTCCGTGATCTGTTGTGTACTATGCACCAAAGTGCAATAAGACGTAGAGATGCTGATATTGGTACTGATGCTGAGGTACAAGAAGCAAAGATCAAACTTGATCAAGCGGAAGCACAGATCAAGATGTTGAGGAATCTTGAGAAAGCATTTGCATATTTAAGAGATAAGGCAGCTGAGGGAAATGACGAGATCGAACTTGGAAACCTTGCAAGTAACGGAACTAAACCAGATGCAAATGGAGAGGAGGTAGCAGACCTAAAGGTAGCATCATAAACAAAAAGAGAGGGAGTCAGCTTCGCTGACTCCCTTTTTTTGTTCACTTGACACTATGTCATAGTGTGATAGAATTGGTAATTATAGCAAATGAAAGGGGATACACATCATGGCTATACCACAACAAAAAAAATTGTTTGAAGCAGCACATTATAACTGGTTCATAAAACACTTAGGTCCAGATATTCCATTAAAGATGGTGGGATTAGTAGCAGACAAATTCGAAAGTATGGATAGGGATTTCAATAAGGAATGGTTCCTTTCTGAAATGTGGTCTGTAAATGAAGAACACAATCAGCATTTAGAAGAGTATGCAAATTACTTAACAAAGATGGAGAATGTGTAATGAGTTATATAAATAACAATCTTATACCAGAAATTGAAGCTGATCTCAATGGACTATGCGTTGAGTATCATCAAGAGTTTGGATCATTTCAAAATGTAAGTGAAGCTACCAACTGGGTAGCAAAGAAACTCAATCGTAATACTGAGTTTGAAAAAGGTATCATTCAAGAAGTTGTTGAAGAACATTGGAATGAATACTGGGCTGACTATCCATGATAAGATTTTACATTACTGAAGCAATGGCAGCTGTCGCTGTCATTGCATTCGTTTCATTTATAATTTTTATTTCGTAGAAAGGATACAATATGGAATTACTTACTAAAAAAATAGAGAGCCAGCTACGTGCTAATCATAAAGCAAATGTAGATGGCACCAAATCTTTTAAACCAATCGTAAAATTATTTAATCCATATGGTGTAGGTACTTGGTATCTATCAGAACTAGATGACAATGACATAGCATTTGGTCATTGCAATCTAGGTTATGAAACTGAACTTGGTTATGTAAGTTTAGACGAACTCAAGAACATGAAACTTGCTCCTTTTGGTGGTAAAATCGAAAGAGATTTATACTGGAATGGTGAAGTACAATGAGTCAAGATTTTGGACAACTTGCGCTATTGATCGATAGTTACTTAGTTACTTGGGATCAAGGAACTTTTTTTAGTATTACTGATATTGGTGGACATGGTTCAAGTCATGTCCAAACAGTAAGAGCTGATGAAAAATTAATACATTACTTAGCTGATGACTGTTTAACAGCATCAAAAATTCAAGCAGCACTACTTCAAGTATGGGAGGATTGGAACTATGGAGTATAGAACTTATGAAATTTGTGGAGAACTACGTCACTATTCAACTGGTGATATGATACATACAAGAGGTCAAGCTTGGGTATTGGACCAAGATGAATATGATCCTGATGTATGGTGGGCTAGAAATAAAGATGGTGAGGAGATTGAATTTATACCAGGTACAGAAGATCATCATGAATCATTCAATGAATCACACATCAAACAAAAACTAGGTTTGTATTGATGAAGCCTTGGAACGATTACAGAGCTATCGTTAAACTGTTACACCATGAGAGAATATATCATGGTGTAACTCAAGCTGATCTTGCACACAAGATAGGAATATCAGAGTCAACACTTAGTAAATGGGAGCATGGATATAGAACTCCAAGTATATATAATCTACTAGCTTGGTGTGATTCACTTGATATTAGATTGATAACAGAACCATATCCAAAACCAAATGACTCATAAAAATAAAAGAAAAGGAACATACCATGAGAAATGGTTTGTAGACTGGTTGATAAAGCTTGGTATAAAAGCTAAACGTCAACCCCTATCTGGCAGTTTAGGTGGTGATTACCGAGGTGATATAATTTTGTCCCCAAAGAACAAAAATTATATTGCCGAGGTAAAGTATCGAACCACCGAAAAATTTCCAAGTCCGTTCAAGGTACTAGATAAACGTGACATAGCCTTTTACAAAAGAAAGACTGGAGAACCACAAGTAGTAGTAATTATGTCAGCAAAAACTTTTGAAGAAATAATAAGGGATACACAAAATGAAACCAAAGATACCACTTGATTATGTAGCTGAAGTACTCAATGAATCTGGTAAAAGATTCTACATATCAGAATATATATGGAATACCAACGGTGGAGATTGCAAGTATCGTAAAGGTGAAGAAACTTATGAAGAAGATGCAAAGAAATTTGTTCATGAAAAATTTTGTAAATATGATTGGTGGCACAATAAACATTCAAACTTCTGGACATTTGTTGATGGAACTAATGAAGAAACATTTGAAATAGAATGGAATAAAATTACTATTGATGTTAAGATTGTTCACTTTGGTTATATTGTTCAAGCAAATGGTGGATCACATCATCATTGTTATGAGTACAAAGCTAGAGGTAATGAAGTAGAATTTGTAAAACAAAAGAATGGTCTTTTCTATGCACAAGATACTATTCCATTACCAACTACAAGTACTGGCTATCGCTCTGGTCATATAATTAGAAGAGATGCTAGTCAGTATATTAAAGCCAACGAACTAAAAGAATATATACTTAGTGAACTTGGAGAACCACCAGCACAAGGAGATTTATTTATATGAGTAAGTATAAACATACATTAGCTTCATTAAAGTGGGATGATATAACTGGAGAAGGTTATATTGTTTGGAATAAAAAAACATGGAATGAATGGGGATATGTAATAAAAGCAGATGCTTTATCAGATTGGGAAGCAGACATAAAAAAACAATATGAAAACAATGAGGCAAACTTTTTAAAGAATCCTAAAAAAGCATTAGGCTTAAAAGATTAAAAGGAGATTTATTCCTATGACACTAAAAGAAAAATGGTGGGAATGGCATAAAGATAACCCACACGTTTGGAAATTGTTTGAAAAATTTTCACTCGTTGCTATTGCAGCTGGTCATAAAAAATGTTCTGCTTGGTTAATAGTAAATCGAATAAGATGGGAAACAACTATTGTTACCAAAGGTACAGATTTTAAAATATCTAATGATTTCATAGCTTTATATGCTAGGCTTTTTCATGTAAGATATCCTCAGCATGATGGATTTTTTAAAATTAAAAAGATGAATATGAATAGGGAATGGAGAGGTGATTAATGAGTTTTAGTTTAATGGCTAAAGTATGGAGTGATGATACTATTGATGATGGTATATGCAAATTTATTTTACTTTGTCTTGCAGATTATGCAGACAATGAAACTGGTGAATGTTATCCAAGCTTAACAACGATAGCAAAAAAAACTGGCTTTGGTATACGTACAGTTAAATATAAAATACAAAAATTAGAATCATTTGGATATATAAAAATAAAATCTGGAAATAGTTTCAGATCAAATACATACTATTTGTATCCAAATGATAAAGAGGTAGTGCATGAGGTGCACCACGTAGTGCATGACATGCACCACGTAGTGCATGACATGCACCCTAACCTATCAAGTAACCTAGATAACTCTATAAGGGAAGATTGGAAACCAAAGAAAAAAACTATTGAAGAGATTGATCGCAAACATGGAAAGGGGATACTCAATCATGACAATGAAACATATAAGTTTATCAACTACTATCTTGGCACAGACCCAACGAAATACAAAGACTGGGAAAGGGGATACCATAACTGGTGTGCCAGAGAAGCTGAACGATCAGCAAAAGTTACAAGCATTAACAAGTTTAAAGCAAGTCGAACATCCAATTCTAACGGATCAGTCAATGGCTTATATGCTGGACTCATTGCAGAATTTTCCAATGATAAAGAAACTGAGACGTAGAGTTTCTGATCCAAGTATTGCCAGGTTAGAACTTGATGTTGAGTCAAAAGAAATACTTACTAGAGCAAAAACAGAAGTATTAAAAACATTGGTGCCATTACCAAAAGCTGAAATAATTCAAAGACTTACGTGGCTTGCAAGTGTTGTTCAAACAAAAGGTGGTGTTGAAGATATGACAGTACGTATCAAAGCACTTGCACAAAATCTTGAAGATGTACCAGCTGATATTACAATCTTTGTTATCAAAGAAATATCCCAAGAAGAAGAATGGTTTCCAAGTTGGTCAGCATTTTATCAAAGATTAAAACATAGAGTTTACAATAGAAATTTATTTTTAGATAAATTAAATATGGTAGCTTTCAATGAATAAAATAATATTATATAGTTTACTTACTGTTGTTCATTTTGATACTGAAGAAGCTTGCCAGATGTGGTCAGATAAAATCTATGGCGAGGGATATAAGTGTCACAAGACATATAAGTATGAAGAATTTTATTTAGAGAAACTACCATTGCAAAGACCGAGGACAGAATATTATGGATATAAAAAAGTACAGCCATAAAATAAAAGTATTTCATGATAGATGGTTAAAGAAACCGAAAGAAGTGGAGATCACATTACCATATGTGCCACAAGATTTTACCAGACCAGATGAAGTTGTTGAATCATTTCATATTGATTGGGAAGAAGAAAAGAAAAAGGGCAGCAGTTAGCTGCCCCAAGGGAGTTATAAAGATGGATTATGTTATAAAAAAATAATATTGCTTTACATTTTTATAGTCAAGTAATATAATTTTTTTTATTGAAAGGGATACACATGAATCGTAAAGGCTTTATTGGTGGATCAGATTGTGCGAAGATTATGTCTGGAGATTGGCATGATCTATGGCTAGTCAAGACTGGTCAAAAAGAACCAGATGATTTATCATTTAATCACCCGGTACAGATAGGTATTCTTACAGAACCATATAATCTTTTTGTGTTTCAACAAGAGTATGATGTAGAACTTGAGAACTATCAAAAAGAATATACTATGAATTGGAATGGTGTACCATTGAAAGGTACAATAGATGCATCAATAGTAGGTATGCAAGCTATTGTTGAAGCAAAACATACAAGCTCATTTAATAAATTAAATATACAGATCGATAGATACACACCACAGATACAGTTTTATTTGTGGCTATCGAATACTAACTTATGTTATTTCCCAAACTTTTTTGGTAACGGAAATTCATGGAGATGTGGGGTCATAGAAAAAGATGGAGAGTATATTGATAGGCTCAAGAATATACTACCAAAGTTTTGGTCACACGTAATCAATAATATTGAGCCAAAAGAAGGGATACACAATGTCGAATAAAAATAATTTAAACTTATGGACTGCAGTTGAAAAAACTAATCCAGCACATACAAGAAAGGCACCAAGTAAGTTTGGCAAAACTATTAATACCATAGATGCTATGCACCAGATTAGAAATGTTACTGAAAGGTTTGGTCCAGTTGGTAGTGATTGGTCATACACTGTAGAATATGATTATCCTACACTTGGAAATATCATGATGGTGATTGCAAAGGTTACTGTCACTACAGTATATGGATCATTTGGACCTGTAGCTGGAGCAAGAGCTATGATAAATCTTGATGCACCCAAAGCAAAAACAAATGATGATGCACCAAAGATGGCACTTACAGATGGTCTTACAAAAGCAATATCACATCTAGGTTTTAATGCTGATGTGTTCTTAGGAAAGTTTGATGATAACAAATATGAGGATAATAAATCATGGTAGAACAATACGATAATAAAAATAGTGGTGCTTGCTTTAAGCCTTACAATCAAAATGATAGATTGATATTGAGTGGCAAACTTGATATTGATGGGACTGAACATAGAGTTGTTTGTATAAATGAAGAAACAAAAAATGGTACAAAGGTAGTGCAAGTATATACAAAGCTATGTACTCTTTGGAATAATGAAAAGACAAATGATAATCAGCCAGATAAAAGTGGACCTATCGAAGAAAAATTTAATAAAGATACTCCATTAAAAATATCTGCATGGAGAAGAAAAGATAAAAATGGTAATGATTATCTAAGTCTAAGTATATCTGAGAAGATGCAAAAGAGAACTGAGTTTGATGGTGCATATCAACATATGGAAGAAAAGAAAACTCCAATAGATGATGATATACCATTCTAATAAAGTATGGCTGTGGTTCGTGTATCCCAATTCCTCCATAGCCATACACCAAATTAAATAGAGAGGAACAATAATGAAGTTATTAAATTTAACAAAAGGTTTAGATGCTTTCTTTGATTTGATTCAAAGAGATGATAAAAGAGTACCTTACCATGTAAGTTGTGGTAATATTCAGCTTTCAGCTTATTATACTTTTATATGGATAGCTAATCAAAATAAAGTAAGTAAAGTAAATACTACTCTTAGTGATTTGAGAAAATATTTAAGATGTACTACTGCAACTTTAATGAGAACTAATAGTGTATTGCTTAAATTAAATTTAATTAAGATAACTGATATGAAATATACAGAAAAAAAAATACCTGCAAGAAAAATTTTCTTTGGTTTATTTACAATAAAAGAAAGAGTTCATAAGTATGTTTCTATGTCTGATAAACAATTATCAATTACTGATGATGGATTAAAACTTATAAAAAAAATTGAAAGCCTCAAGTAATGACAAGAGCTCAATTCCTAAGGGAAGTTGGAGATACACTAGATAAAAGACAACACGTCTATGGTAATCCAACTGATAATCTTAGAGCGATAGCTAAGTGTTGGTCAGAATATAAAGATATGAATTTCACATACTTAGATGTATGTATTATGATGATACTTACAAAAGCTATGAGATTAAAACAGCAGCCTAATCATGAAGATTCATATAAAGATATTGCTGGTTATGCTACACTAGCTATGGAGTTTATTGAGAAAGCTCAAAGTGAGGACCATCAATAAAAGGTCTACGACCTTGTCCTTTTCTAAGATCAATATAATCATCCATTGCATCTTGCATTGAACCATCATACTCTCTGATATCTGGTATGTGCCATGCACAACCCCAACGAATACCTACATCACAAATCTCTGCTGCTCTCTTCATGGCATCTGCAATGTTATCATAAAGATTTAGCTCCCATGATGCCCTCGAACCAACATAAGCCATGAGATCGACGGCATCACCAGTCAAATGTTTTGATCGCATTGTTTGGCTTGCACCTTTGGCAACAAGTTCCTTTTGTTCTTCCAAAGTTCTGAGTCCTTGAATGACTCCGAAATCGACGGTGGTGTGTTCTATGGCACTGGTAACAACAGCTACAAGTTCTGTCTTTACACCAGTTAATTTATCCTTACTTCTTTGTGAAAGTTTAAACATTATGTATCTCCTCCAAATAAACTTCTTCCTTTGTTTGGTAATGGTATATTAACAGATGCATCTGCACCAGTTATTCCGAAGTTTCTAAACAATGTACCTCTTGTTCTTGGTCGAACACTAAAAGAAACTCTTGTTGGTTCAGATGATCCTAAGTCCTCAGCTAAATTAAAAAAAGATGTTTGTGCTACATCTAATCTATTTGTACTACCACCAGAATTATACAGTATTCTGTTTGGTTCTGAGATATATGTTGAACTCTCTGGTGTTTTATCAACAAAACTTTTCAAAGAAAAAACCTCATCCTTATCTTGTGATGATGGCATTTCAATATATATTATTTCTTGTGGTTGAAATACTTCAGCTGGTTTTGTTTGTGCAGTTTTTGTTTCAACAGGAATACCACTTCCACCTTGACCTGTACCAGTTCCCTCTGGATTTTTATAATACTTATCCCCTACTGTACCAGGTGATTTAGTAAGATAGGTTTCTTCTTGTTGTCTAAACTCTTCTTTTTGTTTAGCAGTTACTTTTGGTTTATCGTCTTTAGTCGTACCATCTGGTCTTACTTTGGGTCCAGCAGTCCCAATAGATTTCGTCAGACTTTTTTTTTCTTTTTCTCGAAAGTCTTTATCTTTCTGTTTTTTAGAAGCTTCTTTATATTTATCCTTTGTACTCTTAATTTCTAATGTTTTGACTTGTGGTTCTGGCATTACTTCTTACCTCCAAAAAATTTAGTTGCTGATCTTATACCAAATGATGCAGCAATCACCACACCAAAAGAATATGTATACCATGCTGGAGCTTGTTCCAATGCTTGGAATCCAGCGAATGCCATCTGCCTTGTGTCATCATTAATAAAACAAAGAAGGAATGGTATGGATAGCAATATGGTGATCCATTCATCTTTCCAGCTAGATTGTGTAGCTTTGATAGCTTCCAAATCCCAGTCAATCTCACCAGTCAGTTGTTTCTTTTGTATCTCTGCTTTTACTTTTTGAGTTTGCACTTTGCCATCTACATAACTAGATGCCAATGAGCCTAAAGATTTAACGATTGTTAGTATCATTCTTCTTTTCTCCATTTATCCAAATGCCAAATGATCCTGTCAAAGCTCCCATGCAAACAGACACTAGTCCAGCCTGTTCTATAGTAGGAGATTCTAGTGCCATAAACCAATGCACACTTTGATAAGTAAGAATAGTAATAACTGCCATCATTATTCTAGGAAAAACTTTATAATCATCTATAATTGTAGCTGGCATATATCCTCACTTAATAAATATCCACTTGGGTTCAAACCATGTACACCAAACATAAGATAAAAGTACAATAAAAACAAATATAATATCTTTTTCAGACATCTTGTTGTTTCTTTAACCACATTGCAAAGAAAATTAAACCTATGATTGAGCATATAAGAACAATAATAAACACACCTTCGATAATCTTTTGTCTTAGTTCTTGTCTTTTATAGATTAACTCTTGTCTTTGCTTGCGTATCTTGCCTTCCATTTTAAGCAAATCATCCCAAGCTTTGACTCCAAATTTAAATTTAACATACTGTTGTAATTCATATCGTTGCTTTTCCAAAGTCTTTTGAGCAACCAAACTTTTCATAGCAGCTTCCTCAACTGAGTCACCACTTAACATCTTTTTATAAAAGGGAGGATTTTTTGTAGATTTAACAGCTTGCTCTATATCGGAACTAGCTTTCATCCATCTTGATAGATCACCAGACATACCTTCCAGATCACGACCAATAGCAAATGCTTTCTTGATGTTGTTAAATGCAGCAGTCGATAGGCTAACTGCAGTAGCTATCGACGCTGGATCAAACATTACTTCTTCTTAGATGCCATTATCTTTCTTTTAAGACTAGCTGGCAAAGTCTTTTGTTTTTTAGTAAGACCATTCTTTGCAGGTGGTCTACCTCTTTTTGAACCATAGGTTCCTTTTCCCATTGGCATATTAGTCCTCCTTTTTTACCACGGTTTTCCTGATCCCTGTGTGGGAGTTTTGCTTAATGCAATCTGATTAGCTACATTATCTTCATAAGCCTTTACTTGGTCACTTCCAATAATAGCTTTTGCCCAGGTCACACAATTCTCATGTGTTACCTTTGAGTATTCAATAAAATCTCCACTTGGTTCAGGTATACCTATTGACCCATAAACTCTACCACTATGCGTTACAGTTTCACCATCAGTTGTTACATCCTCACTGTCAGTACATTCCCAATGTAATGTTGTGATCAAATTTGTACCATGATCTGATGTTAAATCATATTCAGTGCTTGTTATTGTCCATGTGGCTGCCATGTTATACTCCTGATTGGCTTTCTATGTGTTTCTTATAAGCTTCTTTAACGGTATCTGTATGTACTACATTACAAATAGCTTTTACTTCATCAGATTGTCCTGATGTATCATCTGTTGGTTGGACTACATGACGATGAAAGGAACGAGTAAGTTCTACTCCATCTTTCTTAATAACAGTTGCAGTTCTAACATGAACTGCTTTGTAATCTCCAACTACTTCTATTTTATCTTCTATTGTTTCTTCTGTTAATGCCATTTTAAACTCCTTAATTGTGTTATGTGGCGTTATAGCTGATTGAAATATAAAACTGACTATAGGCAGGAGATGTTGCGGGATGTACTGTGGACGCATCTATGTCTGCATAAAGAATATTACCACCCTCAAGAATGTAACAACTGTATGGCGCAGCAACACCAAATCCAGTGCCTTCTACGTTAGTAGCTCTCAAAGCACCACCTGCTCTACCTGCATATTGAGTGTCATCAACAGAAGTAAATGGCAAGTTTGTAATTCTAAGAGTTCCTACAGGACTGCTTTTGGATGTTGTTTCAAGCAATCCTTGAATATGAACTTTTCTACCAATTTTTGTGTAAGCCAATTTATAAACACCACTATTTAGCGTAATAGTGCCTGAGTTGCTTGGAACCATACTTGCGCTGAACGTACCTTCTTCATAAGCATCTAAAATTTGAGATATACTACCTGCTTGTGCTGTTGGTCCTGCAAAGTTTATACCATGTCCAAGTGTTTCAATAATTACATTTCCATCTTTGATATTTAAATCGCCATCTGTTTCTAATTCTACACCTTTAGTTGGGTCATTGTTCGTATAAAGACGTAAAGGATGATTTGTGTTCATAGAAATT